ATGACGCTTTGGCTTCTGACTTGGGAAACAACCCAGATTCAGCAGACATTGATACTGCTATAGCCAACATGGAGTCCAACTTGTTTGACAAGTTTAGCAAGGGAATGACAAACGACCTCCAGATGCAAGCTCACAAGGCGCTTTGGAATGCAACTACAACGCCTCTAAAAGCTCAGGCGTTTAGTAAATACAAGGCGCTTAAAGAAGAGGCTACTAAAATGGTTATTGAGTCTAACGCAATGGAAGAGACGTTTTACTCTGGAGACATTACGGATGGCTTTAGAATTATAAAAAACGAGTTAGACGATTTAGGCGTTCCTAAAAAAGAACAAACTCAAAGGTTAATGAAGGCTACTAATGCTTACTTTGACCGTCTTATGTTTGATGGTCGGTTTGACGAGGCAGAAGCCATGATAGGACAAGCAGAAGCATTTGAGTTTTATTCTGGAGCAAAACTTGGAGGAATTGCGGAATACAAATCTAATTTTATAGATATGAGTCTTAGAGTTAGAAACGCAAAACAAGCTTTAAACGAAGAAGACGAAGTAAGTAAAACGGAAAAAAGAAGAGCACATGTAGGTAAAGTTAATGCAGCAGCCTCTTCTATACTTGATAACCAACCTTTAACTGATGTTGAAAAACAAGGAATTATTGACGCTTTTCAAAGTTTAAATCCTTCACTTACCCCCGAAGAGCTTGAAGAAATTTTGACAAATATTGGGGACAATAAAGGTATAAAAATAGATAAATTTACAGAGCTTTACCAAAAGATTGGAAGAGGAATGGTTTCAGGAGGACGCTCAGATTACACAAGGTTACTATTCGAGGACACGCAAAAAGAAATAGATGATTACCTTCGTGATCTTAAAACAGAAAGCCCTTACAAGTTTAACTTAACTAACGAGTTGTCAGAAGAACTCGTAAAAGGAGCCTTTCTTTATTTTTCAGATAACCCTGAAAAATCTGTAAGAGATTATTTAGTATTAAAGGGAGTTCAAGACTTAGCTCCTGGTTTAATACCAAAAGAAATTTACGAATTTAAACAAGAAGCAACAAAAGGGTTTTGGGTATTATCAACTCCTTACTATAGAAATTTGAATACGTATATTGGTGATCGTATTAGAAACCTTCAAAAGAAGTTTGACGATGATGGCAACGACCTTTTGCAAGCTAACATTTCTAAATTTGAAAATAGATTAAAAAATAACATTGATAGACAGATTAAAAACAAAGCTTTTGAAATAGCAGGATCAGACCAAAAAGAAGAAATTATAGAAGAATTTGCTAACGATTTAATTCAAAAAGAAATAGAAATTTTTGAGGCAGTAAAAGACGCTCCACAAACTTTTGAATCTTTGTTTAAAGCACAGCCAACTTTTGAAAACGAAGACGAAGGAGTTCTTGAAGACTACGACACAAACAACGATGGTCGTATTGATTCAAAAGAAAGAACTAAGGTTCCTAGAGCTAAACGAGGTTTTCTTTCTTTAGGAGTCGGGGACTACGAAGAAGGAACTATTTCTGAAAGAATTGAAAATGTTATTACTGAAAATAAAGATAACATTAGAAAATATCCATTCTTTGGCGCTTTAACTTTAAGCGATAAACAGTTTAACAAGTTAAGAGACAAAAAAGACAAAGATAGTTTCTATCGTCTTTTACAAGATACTGATACAAAACAAGATATTCTTAATAAAATTCAAAACGATCCTGATTATTTAATTAATGTTTATAATCAATTAGAAGATCAAAAAGACACTGAAGCTTTAAGCGTTTCTTTGTATTATTTTGGTTATCCTAAATTTACACCTAAATCAGCAAAGCATCTTGCAGCCGCTAAAGTAGGAATTGGAGACATAAAGCTGTTTAGAGATACAGACGAGCTTGATAACAAACAACGCGATTGGGAATCGGCTTTACAATCTCAAAACAATTTAGCAGCAAACCCTAAAGAAAAAAGGGCAACGATAACTAACTTAATTAAAGAGGCGGCTTCTTTTGGAATAGATTCAATAGAAGATCTTAAAGAGTTTGTTGAAATACAAGAAGCAGTTATTAAAAGATTTTAAAGTATGTCTATCAAAACATTTGACGAGCTACTCGCAGAAAACGAAGAAAAAATTAAACAAAGGCGGGCAGCTAAAATACAGCAAGAAAGAGAAAAAGCTCTAAGCTTGCTGCCCGATGCTCCAAAGTCTGTTACTCCAGAAGCTATTGAAATGATGCAAAATATGTATTTGGATTATCAGGGCATTAAACATGAAATAGCTGAAAAAAAACAAACACAACAAAGCGAAGGGGCTGCTACTTCAATAGCTAAAACAGGGGCAAGTGTTCTTACAGAGTTAAGTGTAGGTTTTGGTGGCTCTTATCTTACAAAAGGAGGCCCTAGAGCTGCTAAGTTGGTTAAAAACTTACAGCTTATGATGAAAGGCGTTCGGGCAGCTAGGGCAGGAGCGGTCGCTGTAGCAGGAACACCTACTCCCCAAACAGTTGTTGCGGGGGCGACTGGCTTGGCACTTACTGAAGGAGGTAGTTGGTTTCTTGGAAATCTGGCTTCGCAAACATTAAGAAAAGCTTTAGGAGATCAAGATGAATACAAAGCTTCTGAACTTATTGCAGCAGGAGCTTTTGGGATTATAGCCACTCCAGCAGATAAATTTATTACTGGAGCAGGTAGAAAGTTTTTATCTAAAAGAATTCCTTTAAAAGTATCTGGAGAAGGAATTGGGTTTGCATTTAAAGCAAAAGAACGAGTAATAATTAAAGGAGTTCCTACGGTTATTAGCGGCGCTTCTATTGGTGTTGCTGAGACAGCTCTTAGAGACACTGTGGGCATTATGCTAGGAGAAGAAGGAGAGTTTAGGGATGCAACAGAGTATTGGTTAGCTGCTGGTATAGGAGGAGGACTTAACTCTATATTTCATATATTTGCTAAAACAGGAGCGTGGGGGCGTGCTCAGGCTGGTAATGTCACAGAAAGGTCTATAGAGCGTGTTAAAGAACGTCTTAGTCTCCTGCAAAAAGATTTAGCAAAAGCAAAAAAAGCGGCGGCTTCTTCAAGAATTGGAATTGAAAAATCAGATGCTCTTTTTGCAGTTAAAAAATTAAATAAAGAAATTAAAGAACAAAGCGAAGCTATTGCTCTTATTCAAGACTTTGGCGACAAAATAAAAGAAGAAGCAAGCGTAGCAGCAAAACAAGAAGTAAACCCTGCTCCTGAAGTAATAGTTAAACCTGATCCTATCGAAGAACCCACAGTTACTTCTAAAGAAACAGAAACACCAGAAGCAAATACAGAACCACCTTCATTACCTGAGGTAGACGAAAAATTAGAAGTTTCTCCAGAAAAAACAGAAAAAGTTATTAACGATCTTACAGAAAGATTAAAGACTTTAGAGCAAGATATTATTTCTGGAAAAATAACTAAGGACAACTTTGATCCTACAGAATGGGCAGCGATAGTTAATAAGACTACAAAATTATTAGATGCACTAGAGTTTGATACTGAACAAATACTTAGGCAGATAATAAAAGAAGGAGCAACTCCTGCTTTGTTTAAAAACTTACAAAGAAACATAGATGCTCACATTAAATTTGTAGAGTTTAAAGCGCCAATGACAGCAGTCAGTGGTAATGTAGTTAATTTTTCTAATCCTAAAAAAAGCTGGGAAGCAGAAACCGCTGAATTTTCTATTGCAAACTTAAAAGAACTTGAGGCACTGCGTAATTTTAAAAGATACCTTGATTCTGTTGTAGACAAGTCAGATGACGATTCATTTTTTGCTGATACAGCACAAGAGTATCTTGATACAAAAGATACTTTTAGAAGAAACCAAAGAAAGAAAGCTAGAAAAGAAGCAAAAGAGGAACAGGTAGTAAACCTAGAAACTAGAGTAAAGGAGCTTGAGGAAAAACTTGCGGAAAAGAAAGTAGTAGAGGCTGGGAAGCCAGCAAAGCAACCAAAAACTGCAAAGGAAAAAGCAGAAGCTCAACTAGAAAAAGAACGACAGGATTTTGTTGAGGGTAAGCAAGACGAAGCGCCAAAGAAAGCAGCTAAGGAAGAAGACGCAGAGCTTCAGGAACTAAGAGAGCGCATAGCTTTCTACAAGAAAAACAAGAAGGAAGCTGCCGAGATAGAAGAGCTAGAAGCAAGTATCGACAGGCTTTCTAAGCTGGGTAAAGAAGGCGACCCTAAAAAGATTAGCAAGCTTGTTAGCAGTAAACCCAAGTGGGCTGGCATTAAAAAAGTTAAGAGCTACTTAGAAGATCTTAGAGGTGTTGATAGAGCACTCAGAAGAGAACTAAAGGAGTCTCTCAAACCACAAAAGACCCCTGAAGAGAAAATGCAAGATGCGTTAAGTAATCGCATTCAGAAGCTTGAAAAACAATTAGAAGAAGCAAGAGGGCGAGCTGTTGGACCCGATGCTAAAGCAGCAGACGAGCTTGCAGGAGAAACGACTGTAAAAAAAGAAGACCCACCAGAAGTAAAAGAACTTCAAGCTGCACTTAATACTTACAAACGGTTTGAAAGAGAAGCGGCTAATTACGATGCTGCTGTTGCTGAAGCAGAAAGATTAAAAGAGATTCTTAAACGAGGAGACACTGCTGAAATGCAGCAAGAGGTAAGGCGTATGCCAGACAATTTTAAGGATGACTCTGTTAAAAGCGCATATGACAAAGCTGTAGAAGAAGTTAAAAAACGCAAAGCAGTAATGCGGCGGTTTCTTACTGAAGCTAGTAAAAAAGAAGGAAAGAAAGCTAAGGCTGCTCGAGACAAAGAGCTGTATGAAAACATGCTAAACGTCTTAAACAAAGGACAAGATGCTGATAAAGGGCACTGGTTTATGAGGCTTGTAAGGCGTTTTAGAGCCGCAAGAAAAGCAGGGTTAATTAATTCTGTTACATCAGCCGCAGCCGCGTTTCCTACTGGTATTGGCGAGGTATTTCTTAAAAACCCAATAAGAGCGGCTGCCTTTTTAATATATGGTCAAAAAGGATACAAAACTAGGTTTGCTAGAGCAGCTTTGTCTGAAGCTTTTATTGGGATAGGTCAGTTTTTTTCTTTGTTTAATCCAGGAAGTTTAAAAAGGCTAAAACCTAATCAAGTTCAAAGAATGTTTGGAAGAGCTTTTAACGAAGCAGTAAATCCACAAACAGCTACTTCTAGGTTTGAATTCGAAACTAACGCTTACCGAACTATATTTCCTACAGGAATAAGACGAGTTCTTACAAAAGCTAAAAACAACGCAAAACTTCAAGAAGAAGGAAAGGAATATCTTAGAAAATGGATTTCTAAAGAGATGATGTCAGGAAACCTTTGGAATATTTTAGCTCTTGGAATGAAAACAATAACAGGAACAGACGCTGCTTTTAGCAAAATAAATTTAGATGTAGCAGTAAGGACTAGATTTAAACAGCAAGCTATCATTGAGTTTCCAAACAATCCATCAAAAGCAGAGAAAAGATTCAATCAACTGCTGGAAGCAGCACAAAAAGATGAATCAGGTTTAATTTTATATGAAATTGACGAAGAAATAAACGACATGTTGGATCTTGTTCGTGAATCTATGCTTATGGCTTCAAGCGCAGATGGGATAACTTCAGCTAAAAAAATGATTCTTGATGAAGTTGCAAACAATCTTTCTAGGATGATGAATAATGATTCAAGGCCGTGGTTAGCAGCAGTATTGGAAGCGGCTATGCCGTTTGTTGGGCCTGGAATTAGAGGAACACAAAGAGGATTAAACCTTTCAGGAGTTGCTTTAATTAAAGCTACTAATCGTTTAGCCCGCCCAAACAAAAAATATCAGAACATATTTGATAAGGTTAAAAAAGAACACGAAGAGACAATTAAACAACTAGAGCTTCTTAAATATGAAGCTAAAAAAGCAGGAAATACAACAGAAGCTTTGAGGATAGAAAAACAAATACAACAAGAACAAGCTCTTGCAGATTTAGCGGACACTAGAAGAGTTATGGAAAATATGGATACTTTAGGCGATGCTTTAGTTACTGTTTCTTTGTTTTCTATAGGCGCAATGGCTGCTAAAATGGGGGTTGGTTACGGTTCTAATTCTCACCTTACAAACGAGCAAAAAACCAGAGACAAAACTAAACAAGAATTCACACTGTTTGGTATGGATATTAGTTCGTGGGCACCTTTTGTTTCTCCATTAGTTTTAGTAATGGACATTGTTAATTTATTTAAAGCCAGAGAAGAAGGAACAATAGCAAAAGATATTGATTTGCCCACTGTAGTTAAAAATTCTCTTAAAGCTACAGTTAAAGAAATGCCAATGAATCAAGGCTTAAAAGCTATGGAAGACATTTTTGGAGAAGACTCAGAAAAATTCTGGACTGCTTTAGCTAACACGGCTGGAGGTTATATTTTACCTATTCCTTCTCAAGTTAGAAAACGAGTAGAAAACGCAACAAGAGAAGGAACAATGAATGAGCTGCGAGGTGAAAACAGCGCATCAGGGTTCTGGGCAAGAGTTTGGTATGGAGCAACAGGAGCAGCGGCTCCTAATAAAAAAAGAGATGTATTTGGGAGAATAAGAGAATCAGGAAGAACTATAGAGTTTGAGTTCAACCGCTTTGCTACCAAGGAATATTCAGAGCCTACGTTTACTGAAAAACAAATAGCAAACGACAAAGATGGAGTTATTACATTTAGACTTTCAAAACAAATTAGAGGAATTGATTTGTTCTCCTATAGGAACAAAAATGGATACACTCTTTATTCTACTTACGCAGATATAGTTGAAAAAAGAGAAATATTACAAAAACTAGAAAACATCCTTACAAACAAAAGTAATTCTAGAAACACAGCTTGGTTAAGGGATTTAAATATAAAAGAACGTATTGGAGAAAGTGAAGATTTTGTAAACCTTGGACACGCTAGAATAAATAGATTTATTATGAAAGAGCACGAAAGCGCAAAAAAAGAGCTTTTAAAAAACGAAACTCTTTTAAAAGATTTTATTAATAGCGAAGGAAAAACTGCGTTTGAAGTTTTTGAAGAAAGAGGAACACGAATAGAAATCCCTTCCCCCCTTAACCCCTAGAGAACAATACAATGGCTAACAGCTATCAAGAATACACATCTGGTCTTACAGGCACCAGCTTTACAGGCTTTAATGTTAAATTCATAAGCCAAGGACACCTTAAAGTCGCTACGTCAACAGACAACGGGACTACTTACACCACAGGATCCCTTACGGTAACAGTAAACGGAACTACGGCTACACTTAACGCCGCCCCAAGCACAGGGAGTGACAGCATTAACAAGATTAGAATCTATCGTTCTACAGGAACTGCTGAATTAGTGGACTTCCAAAGTGGCTCAAGGATTACTGAGAGTGACCTAGATACCTCATACCGTCACGCTGTCTATGCAGCACAAGAGGTATTAGAGAACGCATCTGGAGCACCACTAGCACAACAAGGACCAGCAGGGACAGCAGGGGTTGGTATTCAAAGTATTGGTGCAAACAAAGTAGGATTAAATACCACAGTTACTATTACCAAAACTGATGGGAGCACTTCGTCTTTTGTTATCGCTGATGGAGCAACTGGAGCGCAAGGAACAGCAGGAACTGATGGAGTAAACGCAACCAATGCTGGGTCCGTCTTAGAAACCTTTACGATGCCTTGTGATGGCTCGCAGATTACTGTGGGCAGCGGCACATACACACTGCCAGATCAAGATGCTGCTGTGAACTTAACGACATCTTATGCAGATGTAGCAGCTAGTCAGATTGCCTACACGCCCCCAACAGGAGCACAACTTGTTATCTACGAGTTTAGGTTTGCTTGTGGTAGAGGCGATGATGACCCTATTGGACACTTCAAGTTGTTTATTGATGGCGTTGAGGTATCAGACGCAAGAACCACTGTGTATCAAAAAGGGGGATCTGGTGGACACAACTCAATCAAGTGGGGGTTTCTAATTGGAGGTGGAACATCAGCAGCGGTAGGTAAACTAGCAAGCTGGACATCTGCTAAAACAATTAAGATTCAAGCAAGAGAATACGATGGTAGCAATGAAGCTACTTTGTATAACATGCACCACTGGGATGGTAGCGGGGCTGACCAGTTTACTCGTCCTTTGCTATCCATAACGGCAATCAGATAACCCCAATGAACTCACCACACATCCCATCTGCTGTGGGAATCACAGGGTTACTAGGAACAATCACCCTTAGCGACATCAACACCATTGTTGCCATAGCGGTGGGCGTTGCGACTCTGTTTTATTTAGGCGTAAAGATATTTAAAGAACTCAAAAAAGAATGAGCAAACCGACACAAGACAAACTTCAGCAACTCCAGGATATACTCATCGATGAATTCATACTGAGAATACAAAGCGGTGAAGCAGCTCCAGCAGACCTCAGTGCAGCCCGTCAGCTCCTCAAAGACAACGGCATCAGTGCTATGGCTTCTGCTGAGAGTCCCCTAGAAGAGTTGTGTAAGATTCTTCCATTTAACGAAGATGGCGTAGATAAAGTGGTGGGCGAATAACAAAACCCCATAGACCTTTGGACCTACCTGACGAAATCAAGGACTTCCGAAACTTTCTATTCCTAGTCTGGAAACAACTAAACCTCCCACAACCAACCCCTATACAATATGAAATTGCCGATTACATGCAGCACGGCCCAAAAAGAGCTGTCATCCAAGGATTTCGAGGAGTTGGTAAGTCTTGGATTTGCAGTGCTTTCGTCGTTCACCAACTGCTCCTCGACCCCAGCAAGAACATTCTTGTTGTCAGTGCTTCTAAAACTAGAGCAGATGATTTCAGCACATTCACACTTAGACTCATCCACGAAGCCCCTTTCCTCAAGCATCTTGCTCCCGGAGATAAACAACGATTCTCTAAAATCTCCTTTGACGTTGGACCAGCTCCAGCAAGTCATGCCCCCTCCGTCAAGTCCCTCGGAATTACTTCTCAACTGACAGGATCCCGTGCTGACATAATCGTTGCTGATGACGTAGAGGTTCCAAATAACTCAGCAACACAAATGATGCGAGACAAGCTCTCTGAGCAAGTCAAAGAGTTTGACGCTATCATCAAGCCAGACAAGGAATCCAAAATACTCTTTCTAGGAACCCCACAGTGCGAGGACACAGTTTACAGGTCACTACAAGAACGAGGCTACGATACAAAAATCTGGCCCGCTCAATACATCACACAAAGCAAAAACAACCTGACCTACAACGACAACGTAAGTCAACTGTGTGTAAGCACAGAAAAAGAAAACAAATCTACTGAACCTCTAAGGTTTTCTGACATAGACCTAGCTGACCGAAAGGTTTCCTACGGGTCTGCTGGGTTTGCCCTCCAGTTCATGCTGGATTCCAAGCTGTCAGACGTAGAGAAGTATCCACTGAAGATAAACGACCTTCTTGTGATGAGCCTAGACAACGATCTGGCTCCAGAAAAGGTTGTGTGGGCAAACGATCCGTCCTTGGAGTGGGACTCAACGGTTCCCAACGTAGGGATGACTGGAGATCGCTTCCACAGACCCTTTAAAGTTCTTGGAGATCACATACCTTACACCGGCAGTGTGATGAGTATTGACCCAGCAGGACGAGGAAAAGACGAAACAGGCTTTGCAATCTGTAAGATGCTTAATGGATTTCTCTATGTTCCTGCTGCTGGAGGACTACAAGGAGGATACAGTGAAGAAACACTCAAGTATCTCTGTGTGTTGGCAAAAGAACACAATGTAAATACAATTATTGTGGAGAGTAACTTTGGTGATGGTATGTTTGTGGAGCTAATAAAGCCCATACTTACAAAGGTTCACCCCTGTACAATCGAAGAGGTCCGTCACAGCACCCAGAAAGAACGAAGGATCATAGACACCCTGGAACCCGTAATGGCAGGACACAAGCTTGTCATAGACCCAGAGGTCATCAAAAGCGACTTTAGAACAGCTCAGGAATACTCACAGGAATCATCCCTGAAATACCAGCTAATCTACCAACTAAGCAGACTCACAAGAGACAGAGGGGCTATCACACACGATGACAGACTGGATGCCCTCAGTATCGCTATTGCCTACTGGACAGAACAAATGGCACAAGATGCCTCCCAGAAGATGGATGACAGAAAAGAAGAATTACTTCGAGACGAGCTACAGAAGTTCCAAGATAGCTTCCATAAGGCCCGAGGATCCTCTGTGAGAGGTCCTAACTGGCTCTGAGGGTCAGCACACTAGAACACACCTAAAACCTTTCAGAATCTAAATACGGCTCATTATGGCAAAACAACCAAAATACAGACCCCTAGAGGTGCTTATTGGAGGACATAGGTTTGCCATCGAATACAAACAGATGGAAGACTATGGAGTCCTACACTTTGAAAAGAGAACAATCTCCATCAGAAAGAACCTCAGTGAAGAAGACACTTTAGACACTATTCTCCATGAGGTTGTTCATGCTTGTTTTGCCCTCAGTGGTATTGGCTACTTGCTTGATAATGACAACCTAGAGGAAGCATTAGTCAGAGCTGTGGAGAACTTGGTTGTTCCTACATTCAAAAAAGAACACACTTCTTACCTTAAACAAAAAGAGTAAAAATAAAATTACATTTACCTGTTGCCATATACGGTGCCGCCGATAAGTCCCCCTATAAGTACACTATTAGTTATCCAAGGGTGAAATCTTAATCATCCTGACTGTTTGTGTAACAGAGAACAAATTGCATGTGTAATAGAGAACAAATAAAGAAATAAAAATAACAAAGAAAAGAAAGGGAGGGATGTTTGTTTTTGTTTGTTAATATTATTCTATCTATGGATACAAACATAGGTAACTATTAGTACACTATTAGTAAGGACATACATCAAAACATATTTCCTACTTAAATATGGCTATTGAAAGATCAGGAGAAAAGTTCTCTGGATACAACAAACCAAAGAGAACTCCAGGACACAAAACTAAGTCACATGCTGTCTTAGCTAAATCAGGATCCACAATAAAACTCATTAGGTTTGGACAAAAGGGTGTCAGTGGTGCAGGTAAAAACCCAAAGACCCCAAAGGACAAAGCCAGAAGAAAAAGCTTTAAGGCTCGTCATGCAGCCAACATAGCCAAAGGAAAACTCTCAGCAGCCTATTGGGCAAACAAAGTAAAATGGTAACAAGTAAATACATATGAGCCTCTACGAGAACATCAACAAGCGCCGCAAGCTAGGCATTAGTAGATCTAAAAAGAAATCCACCATAAGCGATAAAGCATACGCAAATATGAAGGCTGGATTTCCTAAGAAGAAAAAGAAAGCTGCTAAAAAGAAGACAGCTAAAAAGAAATACTAAACTAGGGTTGACCAATAAAGTTTTGCTGCTAAACAGCACTCATACAACGGGTTCCCTAAGTCCCTTCATTGCAGGTTTTCTTTGTTTTTCCCTGTTTTGAAAACTTAGGGAACCCTTTTTTAACTCCATGAAACAAAAACTAACAATGCTCGCAATAGGATCACTTCTTGTGTCCTCTTGCTCAACCCTGGATCTCGGTGGCTCTTTCCCAGTGCCTCTCACAGATCCCCCAAAAGACATCGCTGTAGAACTAGAAGTGCGCCCTATGCCTCCTAAGCTAAACGCTGGGATTGACTTGGTGCCTTCCAAGAAGGACTAAGAGGTCTTTTTACAAAGGATACCAGTAGTCTCTTCTTTATGTGTGAACAGGCAACTTCCTATAGGAGAGCTACTGGTGTCCTTTTGAAGTTTGGTATAAAAATCTGAAGGGGTATACGTATATAGCGGCGAGCCACAAGACCCCCGCGCACCCTCCCAGAACGCATTTTAGCAGCGGATTGTCTCTTGATTGACAGCCCCTCCCTATCAAAGATCTACAGTCTAGGGCTTGCCGTAGGACAATAGATGCTAGGAGGGTCGCCAGGTGGTAGCCAGGTTGGTGTTCTCTCCCTAGTTTTAGGCTTGCCTAAATTTTTTAGGTAAGGGCATGTTTCTTTTTCTCACCTTGCGTTTTTGAAATTAAAAGCACTTAGGGCTTGCAATAGGATCACACTTGGTCATCTTGGCGGCGTTACGCAAAAGCAAACCACACAAAACAAAGAACAA